CCGCTACCGTCCGCCCAGTTGCCATGGTCGGACTGATCGTGGTCTGCATGCTTGTAGGACTTAGATGGCTCGTCCATCGGCTTTCGGATAAGCGCGTCAGGCAACGGAATGACACACTCAAACATTTTCTGATTGTCAGTTGTCAATTGGAACGCCCTCCTCTATGAGCGAACTACGCATGAGTTCTGCAAATTCAGAACCAGCAACTTGTTCAGCAATGAATACAAGGTTCTTAGCGAACTCTACCCCATGAGGCTCGTATTTCTCCGTTGCGCTAATGGCAGTTGCAAAGTGGGCAATTTCGTGAAGTAGTGTTGGCTCCCTTGTAAACGCTGCGTTGTTAAATCGCAAACTTGTTTCCGCCGTAAAGCCATCGGGCGTAGATTTCATGCGAAATGAACCAGATTCGTCTCCAGCAGTCGTTAATTTGACTGGTGGGATGCCGCCCATTGCTCTGCCGTCACCAAAGGCTTCCCTAAACCAGTCGGAGGTGCAAACGGTCTGAACATAGGATTTTACGCCTTTTAGGGAGCCGTCTAGCAACTCTCTGCCAGTGTCTGAAGCCAAATACTCCATTGCGGTCTGGGCGTATTTGTCAAACGCCTTGTCATACTCCTTGAACGCCTTCTTGTACTCCTCGTAAGTGGCAAAGTCCTTTCTCTGAGGACCTACTGGCGCAGTATTTCCTTCTTTTTCTGTAGGAAATAATTTGTTTGCCGCTGCGTACACTTTTGTTTTGTACTGATCTGTCGGCAACTGATTCCGTATGGCGGAAATCACATTAAAGCCGTTTGAGCCTCGCGGTGTTCCTTGTGCAAACCTACCCGTTGCCCAGTTGCCATGATCGGACTGATCATGGTCGGCGTGTTTACGCGCGCGGAGCACCGCCAAGAGGCGGGGCATTAGCGGACTCGGCGGAGGTCTCCCGGCTTCCAGACAAAGCGTTCTGCGCGTGCGCGCTTCTGCTCCTCGGTAAGCGGAAGCGAAGGCTCCTCGTTGCCCATTCCCATCTTCGCCCGCTCCTTGGCGATCTCTGGGTCAACTGGTCGCTTAATTACCTCGTCTGGGTTCCATGACATTGGCTTGTCCTTTGGCATTTCAACTCCTCCTACTTATTTGCGCCGATCTCGTCGGGTCTCTTTAGTCTAAACCTATTTAGGGTTTCGCGGTCGCGAAGGGAGACTGTGCGACTGATAATCGGCATTCCCCCTTCGCTAACCCCGATTTGATCCGTCTGACCAGCCTGTCTCCCCGCCCACGCGCGCACGAGCATTACCTCGGCAACCTCTTTGATTTCATCCGGGATCGCCGGCCATCCCCAAGTGCCAGTGATCCTAATGTTATCCATACCCGGATTAAAGGTTGGAAGCGGGTTGCCCGCGCTTGGCACATTGGTCAGAACCAACTCGGTGTAGGGGTAACCGGGGTTAAGGTCAAACTCTAGCGGGCGTAGGAAGTAGTCGGAGGACGGGATAGTTTGGTACGGACCGCCCGTGTATGCAGAATTTTCCAGAAGGGTAATCGTGCGAATCCCGCGTGGAATAAGCAAGATTCTTGGAGTGGTGGCTTCGTACCCATCAAAGCACTTTGTAAGTGTGCCAGCAATAGGAGCCAGAACCGTACCCGTGTAGGACTCAATGTAGCCGTTTACCTGATCGCATAGGCGATCTAGCAGCGTGTCATCCGTCGTGTCTGCTGAGGGAATGCCAAGGCGCGCCTTAGCGTTGGCGCGAGTGACATAGGAACCGATTGCAGTTGGCATGGGGTCAGTATAGAGCAAGACCCTTGGGAGCGAACTCCCAAGGGTCTTGTCTCATGGTTAAACCGAACCTAATTAGGCGCGGACACCCGTGATCTTCTCTACAGCCGTTGGCTGCACGGCAGCGATGCCGTGGCGAGCAATTGCCCGGTACGCGGACTGGTCGGTCGCGAAACCTACCTGATCCGAGAACGCGAGTTCAATACCCTGACGCTCAAGAAGAACCGCCTTGCTAGAGTCAAGCAGGTAGACATTTGTGGTGTCGCTGCTTGAACCCGTTGTGCGGTTGATTGCGATCTGCGTGGACACATACACCGGAATACCAAGGAGCGAAGCCTTTGGTCCGTTGCTGCCAGCAAACCCGCCACCAAGCGCCATCGGGGCGTTGTAGCCCTGAGCCGCCGTGAGGAGGTACTGGTTGCTGTTGTCCTTCAACTGCATCAGCGAGTTAAGAGTGCGTGGGTGCATGATCCATGCGCCCGTGCCGCTCTGTGGCTCCACATTTGCAAGCCGCAGGTTATAGACCGCGTTGTACAGGTCATCAAAAGTCAGTGCGCGACCGTTGGTTCCCGTTGAAGGACCTGAAGTCGTGCCGCTGATTGACGCGAGACCAGTGATCTCGTTGCTTGAACCAGTACCCTCAAGATGCTGCTGATCCGCAAAGAGAGCCACATCGCGAAGAAGCGTCTTCGTAATGAACTCGTTCCACGAAGGATCAGCGTCGGCAAGCAATTCATTGCTGAATACGCGATAGCCATACGCTTTCTTGATGGTAATTGCTTGCTGAGCGAATGTTACATCCTGAGCGGTGAGTGATCCTGCTTCGGCAGCGGTTGCTGCACCTGCACGAGCGTCTTCGCGCGGGAGGTAAACAAGGTTCGTCCGTACAGGCATCGTTGTCAGTCCGGGAAGGTTGCGGAACACAATGTTCGGAACCAAAGCGTACTGGAACGCATCCTGCGCGTACATTGGGGGAACGAGGTATCCACCAGCGGTGGTCGTACCCTCAGATGCAGCCTTGATTGCTGAGTCTACTCGCGCCGCGTGCTTCCCCTCGCCCATGGCGTGAAGAACAGTGCGAGCCTCTTCTGGGGTCTTAGCCCAAACGATAGAACGCGAAGTCAGCGAATCATCGCCAGCCGCGCCCTTGTAGCCGAAGATTTCGGCTGCTGCCTGTGAGAAGTCTCGCTCAAACTCACCGCCGTTAACAGTCTGCCCACGGAACGCGGACTTGACTGCTACGCCGAGGTTTGGAAGACCATAAGTACCACGGTTAAATCCCGCAGCCTTGGTCGGAGCCGTTGGTCGGGCATCCTCGTCAACCGTATTAAGGCTCTTTACAGCCTTAGTAACAGCCTTAGCGACGAGAGACTCAACCTCATTCTCCGACAGGAAATCGTTGTCTGCCACGATTATTCTCCTATCAGTTGTGAACCCGAAGGTTCATTGCCTAAACGATGCTTTCGTCAGGTTGTCCGATGGAGCGTCAGCGTCAGCGTTCGCGTCTTCGGTCTCTCCGTCTAAGCGCCAGTCGCCCACATAGGCAACTGGCTAGAGGAGTGTAACAGAAGTTATGTTCGCTTTACGCGGAAGGTCTTTGGGTAACCCGGAACTTCGTATCCAGACATCCAATCGTTAAATTTGTCCATGTCAATCTCCGCCTGAATCTCTTCTGGCGTTTCTCCCCTTAAGTCTGCCAGAAGGTTGAGGTGAAACTGCTTGTCTGGTTCTGAAGGACTAAATTCAACGCGGCGAGCAAGTTCCTCTTCTACCGACCTGCCACTCAAAGGAATTTGACCATTTGGCATAGTTACAGGTCCTTTAGAGTTCCACTGGGAAGCCATGTGGAGGGCTGCGACAACCCGTTCGTTTGCTGACCTAGGGTCGGAAGCCTCAGAAACTAGCGTCTTTGCCAACTCAGCGGTCTCGCCCGTAGCGCGGTACTCGCCAACCTTGCCAAACTTTTCTTGCCAAGCGCCAGTAGAGCGACGATTCATTTCAACTCGGTTAGTGTCGCGCGCGCCCTTATCTTCCTTGTCGGAGCCGCCGCCCGTAGCCCAGTTGCCGTGCTCAGACTGGTCGTGGTCACCGTGCTTAACTGAACGTTTGACTCGGAGCGTTTTCTTGCTTGCCCCCGGTCCAAAGTCATCCCAAGTGGCAATGAGAGCGTCAAATGTTGCCGCAGATGAATGTGAATTGACATCGGTCAGCCTGTCAGACAAATTCATAAAGTCTTCCTTGTCTCTGGTTCTACTCATCCCTTCAATGACATTACCGTTGTCGTCTTCTGAAGGAGCCAACTCTAGAGTGCCGTTTGCAAACCCAAGGGCGAAGAGCCACGCCTCTGGGCTTGTAATGTTTTCGGCGGGAATGTACGGGATGTCTAGACCCGATGTTAGTTTTGTAACATCGTCATTTTCGTCCAACCAACCATTAGAATCCGCCGTAGTAACAGCAGTCCATGCGCTCCTGCCGTGTACTGCTGATGATCCATCAACATACTTTTCTGGCATTGGAAGAATGGCTCGGTCGTACTTGTCACGGCTCATTTCCGATACGACAACAGTCTTTGGCATCCCGGGTTTATCCCAATGGTCTGAACCATAGAATCCGGGCTTAGACTTTTCCTTCTCGTCGCTAGAGCCAGTGTTAGAACCACCGCCGCTTGCCCAATTTCCGTGCTCGGACTGGTCATGGTCACCGTGCTTTGTCGCAAATAGCGACTTCACATGGGCTGCGGCGGACTTATTTGCACGCACAATGTAGGCATTTGGATTGGCTGGGTTAGGGGTTAGGCTCAACTCAACAAGCGCCCACTTAAGAATTTCGCCTGTCTTTGGAGCAACCTTGACAAGGTGACCCATGGTTCCAGAAGAGAAACCAAGCGCATCGTTGTCTACAAGTTCCTTAATCTCGTTAATGTACTCGGAGCGGGCATCCAACTGCGCGCGTACCCATACGCCGCCGTCGTCAATGCGCTTAACGCCCCAGCGACCAATGACCGCCGTGTCTACGGATGAATCAAGACCGTGCTGAAAGAGCAACGGGCGCTGACCGTCGGGAATGAGGTCAAGGGCGAAGTCTGTCTTCTTGCTGAAGAACTGTCCGTGAAGGTCGCGACCCTTGATCGGTCCGCCAAAGGGTACGCCGTAGCCCTCAATGACGATTCCGCCGTCTGCGGTTGCCGCAATCTTCAAGTGCTTCATGCTTGTACTCCCTTCAATCCTTGGTAGCCATCTTCTTCAACGCCGTGAGCGATCTGCTTACTACTGTAGCGTCTCTTGATCCCTAGTTCAATAGTTTTCTTTTCCGCGTCTGTTACAGGGAATCCTACCATTGACGAAGCGTCTAGCGCACCACCAGCCACGAACTGCTTAATCTCCTGTCGCCCGTATAGCCTTGTCTCTCGGTCAAACCACGACATAATTGGCGGAGCATCCACCACATGATCCTCTTCCACGGCTGTTCCCTGTACGGGAACTTCGGTAACAGACACTGGAGTCTTGCCTGTCACGCCTTCCTTTGGCTGACCGCCAAGGAGCGGCGTGTCTCCCCATGATGTCGGAGCACCAAGACCAAAGTGAGCGCGCACCTCGTTAGGTGTGACCACGCTGCGATCCATCAACTGCGTCCAGAGCATAAGTTCTTCCTGTGGCGTTGGACGCAACGCCTCAATAGAGGAAACATCAAATTGCACGGTAAGGCGACCCGTTGTATCAAACTCTGTAGTGAGCCACGAATCAAGAATGTCGGCAATCCAACCCAATTCATTCTTCAACCTGCGCCAGAAGACCTGCTCGGCATCGCGAACTGATCGGTATACGCCAGAATGCTCGTCGTCGCCAACTAATTGCAGCGGGATTCCCATGGCAGAAGCAATTGCCATGCGGCTAATCTTTCTTGCATTGAGGTACTGCGCGTCTTGTTCTGGGATTCCCAACTGCTGCCATTCCAAGCCGCCGGGGAGAACCGCGCTCTTTCCTGCATTCTTTGGTCCAGATAGCGCCGCAAGAACTTTCTTGATTGCAGACTGGTCTTGCACGGTAAGGTCGCTATCCTTTGGCGCAACCCATGCGCCAACTGGTACGCCAAGATTTCGGAGCAACGCATTGGTGTGCTCGGATGCCATGACGCTTACCTCTACCTCTCGGCGGATTGCCGAAAGCGGCGATAGACCGCGCGTCGGGTCTACAAAGTTTCCCGGTAGGCGGAACGCCACAATGTCTTTGGCTGGGATAATTTCTGTTTCCGCATTGCGTGCCTTAGAGCCAGCGGGGTTGTATTCGTATGCTTCAATCCATGTTTTGCCCATCTTCGGCACAATGTCAATCGGTCTAATCAAGTACAACTCTTGTGGCGGTCCTCCTAGTTTGCCGCGCACTTTGCGGACATAGGCTTCGCCGTATACGGATAGGCTGGCAACTAGTGTGCCTCGGAAATCCGATGCGGACATGCTGTACGGGTTAATGGTGTCTAACAATTTCTGATACTCGGCTGCGTCGGCATCTTTGGCTAGGTCTGCTGGAATAAGATTGTTCTCTTGTCGGACATACACGCGGAGCGGAACTGCCCCTGCGCTCATAGATTTTAATTTAATACAGGCGTTAAGGAACGGCTCGTCAGATGCGGCTCGCGCCCAATCGCGAGGACCGCTGTAATCGCCCGATCCTTGCTCGGTCATGCCAAAGAACGCCATCCATGACGCAAGAGAATCTTTCTTGCCGGGCTGAATGTAATTCGCTGGGTTTGCGAAGTCTGGCATCTTACGGTCAGCCATCAAGTCTCCTCGTTATCTAGCGGAAGCCCGCACTTCCAGCACCATTCATCTTCGTCGTCTGGGCTTATGAATGGTACTGCACAACGGCATTGCTTTGCTTTAATTACGCGATCATACCTGTGAACGCGCGCCTTGGGGGCGGCTGCATCGCCTGACTCACCGCCATCACCATTGCGATAGCCGCGTCCACTTTCGCGGTCGTGCTGCCCCTTGGTTTCCTGATACGCCAACCTGCATCTCCTCTAGGCACAGCAACTGCTGCCATGACATGTCGCGTGAGCGCCACATTCGTCTTGGAATCGTAGCGCAAACGGCGGGTAACAATGGCTTGGAACAAGTCGGCGGTCATTGGAACCATGCGGCTATCGGTCTGATTTGTTTCCACCATGGCAAGACCTTCGCCCTCCAGCATCTGGGCAGACTCTCGGAATGACCACGGGTCGTAGCAGAATGCAGGACCCGGGCGCGTTCGCCCGTCAATCTTGACCATTGGAGCAGGGAACCGATCCTTTAGGCTGATGAGGTAGCGGCGGATTTCCTCAATGTCTACCTGCCACGCCATGCCCATGCTGCTGTCTTTAGGGTAGGGATTAGCCCAGACTTTGGATTCCACAATGATGTTGTCGCCCTGTTTTTGTGCAATAACCACGGCGGAAGCGTCGCGGGTAATACCCACATCTATGCCTACGGCAACGGGGAGCGCGGGGTCAAGGGATACGCCATCCTCCGCGCAGGACTGCCACGCGCCCATTGGCAGCCACGATTCTTCGCCAGCGTTTACCCATTGCCCTAGGTGCAGCCGTCGGAATTCGGATAGGCGGGTTGTTGGCTTAAATCGCTGCTGCTTGAGGTACTGGTCGCTAATCCATGGGGCTGGGTTGCTCTTGCGCCATACCTCTGGGCTATCGGCATCCGCATCCTCTGGCGCTCCGTAGTGATACAAGAGGAAGCCGTTCTCGGCATCGCGGGCAATGCGACGGTAATACGGCGCGCTTTGGAACTGCTGGTCGGGAGCCGTCTCAATAACGCGGTTGTAGATTTGCCCAAGGATTTGATCGGGGTCGTAGCCGGGGGTGCTGATGGCAATGGTCAGCGGCTCGTCTCTCGCGCCTGATCCAGAGGTGAGCGCCGTGTATAACTCGCCGTCTTGATGCGCCCACAACTCGTCCACAATTACGCAGGACGGGTTAGAGCCGTGTTGAAGCCGTCCGTCGGATGCCACCACTTTGATAAAGCCGCCACCCTGCACATCTATGTGGTACTGCTTGGGAATGAGCAACCCACCTAATTCTGGGTTGTTGGCAATGAACGCCCGAATCTGGCGAAAGATGACCGCCGCTTGATCCTTGGAGGCAGCCGCCACAATTGTCTGTGGCTCCTTGCCAGCGTCTCGCAGGGTCTGAAAGATTGCCAGCGCAGCAGCCAGCGTAGATTTGCCAGACTTTCTAGGGAGCAGGAGCATGGCTTCGGAATAGCGGCGCTTGCCCGTGATGGGATCGCGGCTTAGGACATCGTTCATGAAATCCCGCTGGAAGCCCTCTAGCCTCAAGGGCTGACCTGAGAACTGCCCAATGCTCTGCTTAATAAATACGCGGCAGAACTCCTCAAAGATTGGACCGTCGGTTAGGAGGCTGGGATTTCCTCCGCTTGTCTGCTCATCAGGTCGCTGATCGTCAACGCCTTCTTGAGGCGCGGGGTCTTGTTGGCTTTGTACCTCGCCTGTGACGGCGTGGCTGACAAGCCCATTCGGCTGATTAGGTTCTGGTAGGTCTGACATGCTTGCCTCTCAATCATAGCCGCAGGATGCGCTCCCACCCCCTGCGAAGTTTGAACCGTGATTCCTTCCCGTGCCAGCATCTCGGCAGCCTGATGCCACCGTTCCCACGCTACTGCCGCCATGTGCAGCAATTGCGGCGGGATGTCTCCGTCGCGCCCAGCCATTCGCACCTGCTCTTCAAGCACGGATAGATGGCGTTCCGCCTCCGTGAGCGGCTTCTCTGGGCTTGTTACGGCATCGTTTGTGCCATCCGTGGTGTCTTCTTTGCCCTCACCTATACCAGCACTGGTATAAGGGGGGTTCTCAGGTACACAACCTGTGTAAACACC